GTTTGACACCATGTTCGTGTTTTGTATTGTCCAGTTTGCATGCGTTGCCATCGCATGTCTCATTTACCTCTGGTGCCGTAAGACCAGTCCTCCCAGTGAGGCAGACACGCGCGTTAACGAGTACGTGCGAGAGATGGACCAGGAGCCGGTCTTGTCTGTTGGAGAGGAAGGACCAGAGGTGAAGTCGTCGTCAAAGAGTTGCCAGCGGGAAGCTGTGGAAAGGGTCAGATCGAAAATCGGTATGTTGCGTGAAAACGCAGCTAACCGACTTGTGGTCGGACGTTGCATCAGGGATGCCATGCAGAGCATGGGCATGCGTCCCAGTCATGTTGCATTCTACAGTCCAGTTGCCGTGGAACTCTATTTTGTGCCCTGCGCCCAGGACATACTTGCTAGCTCCATTCGGAGTAGCAAGGCTAAGGCCCACCAAGTAAGTCAGCTTGGTGAGCCCATGGGCTGCTAGGGGCGCCCAGTTGTTGTAGATGGTGTGGACACGAGTGTTGACTGCACCCGTTGCCCAGGCATTGCCGTCACACAAGCTACTGGGAGCTCTATCAAAAATAATGGCAAACGTGTTGTGCGCATCCTAGATGGCTTCTGCGGAATGGCCACCTACGGGGTGCACAATGCGTCACTCGCCAACCTTTGCAGGGGTGTGGTTGAGCGTGTTCTCTACACGCGCAAGGGGGATGAGCTCAAGTCCCCCGTCAGGCCTAAGAGAGGTGTGTTTGAGCGATTAAGATCCTTGAGATCTGGCATTTGTCGAGTTACGCGTTCGACCAGCATTGTGGACATTGAGGATTATCCCTCTTTGTATCATGATGCTCGCAAACGTAGCATCTATGAGTGTGCCGTCGCGAGCCTTTATCACAAAGGGCTTGATCAACGCGACGCAATCGTTAACACATTTGTCAAGGCTGAGAAGGTCAACTTTTCAGCCAAGCCTGATCCCGCTCCTCGCGTCATTCAGCCTCGTAACCCACGGTACAATGTGTGCCTGGGTCGATTTTTGAAACCGTTTGAGAAGAATATGTATGAAGGGTTTGCCAACTTCTTTGGCTACCCAGTTATTTGTAAAGGTCTTAACGCCAGCTCTACTGCTCAACAGCTGAGGGAAGATTGGGACAGTTTTGCGAAGCCCGTTGCCGTCGGACTCGATGCATCTAGGTTTGACCAACATGTCAGCCAGGATGCGTTGAAATTCGAACACGGGTTTTACAACACTATCTTCAACCACAACCCCGAGCTAGCTGAGTTGCTTCGCTGGCAACTTGTGAACCGCGGTGTAGGTTATGCCGACGGGTATAAGGTGAAATACACCACTGATGGTTGCCGCATGTCTGGGGATATCAACACCAGTCTAGGAAATTGTATTATTATGTCTTGCATCGTGCTTGCTTATTTTGAGCATGTCGGTGTTGCTGCCAAGTTGGCCAACAATGGGGATGATTGTGTTGTGTTTTGTGAAAGCAAGCACTTGCATCTCCTTGATGGCATCGACGACTGGTTCAGGGATTTTGGTTTCGTGCTTACGCGAGAAGAGCCTGTATATGAGTTTGAAAAGATTGAGTTCTGTCAAACTCAGCCAGTGTTGACTGGTGATGGATGGCGCATGGTGCGCAATCCTTACACAGCAACTAGTAAAGACATGGTATCACTTTTGTCCTGGGAAACTGATGTTCATTTCAACAGATGGCGTGG